TGAAATGTGGAAACTACCAGCAAGGTATGTTGGTAAATATGCTGAAGCAGATGCTAGACTCACATATGATATTTATAAATATCAAGTACCTATACTTAAAGAACAAGGTTTATGGAAAGTATGGGAGTTAGAAACAGAACTAATACCTGTACTACTACACATGACAATGAAAGGTGTACCTGTTGATTTGGACAAAGCAGAAATACTTAACAAAGAATTGAAACAACGTGAGGCTAACTTACGAAAACAGTTTGGCACATTAGATATATGGTCACCCCCTAAACTAGCAAAACATTGTGAGAGTTTAGGTTTAATTGTACCAAGGACAGAAAAAGGTAACCCATCAGTATCTAAAGAATTTTTACAAACATGTGAACACCCAGAAGTAAAACTTATATATGAAGCAAGAATCGTCAACAGACTTAGAAAAGTATTTATCCAAGATATCATCTTACATCAAAATTACAAAGGTAGGATCCATGCTGACTTTAAACAAACCGCTAGTGATAGTGGCGGAACCAGATCAGGACGACTTTCGTCAGCTAATCCTAATATGCAACAAGTACCCAAACGTAGTGACATTGGAAAAGCTATTCGACAACTGTACATCGCTGAACCTGGAAGCTTATGGTGTAAAGCTGACTATTCATCTCAAGAACCCAGACTCCAAGTCCACTATGCATTATTGGGACAATTTGGAAGACCCCTTCCAGGAGCCCAACAAGCATTAGACGCATTTAACAATGGTGAAAAATTATATACATTCTTTGAAAAAACAACTGGACTCCCTTATGATACCTGCAAAATGCTTTGCCTTGGGATTTCGTATGGGATGGGCAACAAGAAAATGGCAAAAACACTTGGCATTTCGGATGAGCTTTGCACGAACACAATGCGAAAATTTAATAAAGAAGCTCCGTTCTTAAAAATATTATTTGACAATGTAATGAACATGGCTGACCAACGAGGTTACATCAAGACTATACTAGGTAGGAGAGCTCGTTTTGATTTTTGGTTACCATCATTTAACGACCAACCAGTTAAAACATTACGAATAGCAAAAGGAAGATACAAAGATAAACCATTGTTTAGAGCATTTACATCCAAAGCACTTAATAGACTAATACAAGGTAGTGCAGCAGACCAAGCTAAAGTAGCTATGGTTAACGCATACAAAGCTGGCTTTGACATGCGACTACCGGTACACGATGAGATTAATGCTATGGTTAGTAGCGAACAAGAATCAAAACAACTAGCAACAATTATGGAAGAAGCAATACCACTTAACGTCCCTGTAGTGGCGGACATAGACTTAGGACCGACATGGTGCTAACAGAATTTGAAATAACAGAAACGTACAAAGTTAAAGCTGTAAGCATTGACGCTGTACAAAAAGCAATCAGTGAAGATGATTTTAGTGAGGTAGAGACTGACCTTGACTCACGCAAAGTAACAATAGAACCAGCATTCTAATGAAACAATCAATATTAGTAGAAGCAGCAAGAATAGTCGACAACGATAGAGCCGATGATTATGGTGACCCACGTGACGACTTTAAAAGAATTGCGACCATATGGTCAACATTATTAGAAAATAAACTAAATGTAGACTTGACACCTCCAGAAGTTGGTGCAATGATGATCGCTCTCAAATTATCACGAGCTGCTCATAACAGCAAAAGAGATAATTGGATTGATATTGCAGGTTACGCACACTGTGCTGACATCTGTACAAATTATAATAAAGATAACAATGCATAACAATGAAACAGATCCTATCAACGATGAGGAAACACCTGAGCAAAACCCTGAAGACAATGTCGAGCAAAACGACTTGGCAGAAATTAGGCAACTCGGTGACACGCTCAATGAACTCGATCAAAAAATACTTCAGCAAGAAGCAGAAGTAAGCGAGTTAAAACAAAAACGTAAGCATGTAGCAGAAGAACTGTTACCTGACTTAATGAACAAGTGTGGGTTAAATCTAATCCAACTTAACAGCGGAGCCAAGATTCAAATTAACGAATTTGTGGACGCAAGAATTAAAGATCCTGACGCAGCCTTTCAATGGCTACGTGAAACTAACAACGACAGTATTATTAAAAATGATATTACTGTTAGCTTAGGTAAAGGAGATGATGCTCTTGCTCAACAGGTGATTGCTACACTTAAACATGAGTATTCAATAGATGCTCAAGTTAGAATTGGCATTCACAACATGACACTAAAGTCTTTCTGTCGTGATGCACTGGACAACCCAGAGCTGGCAGAATCATTACCTCGTGAAGCTTTCGGTATATACGAAGGTCAACGAGCGAAAATAACTATATAAAGAAATAAGAAACATTATGGCGTTTGACATATCAACAGTCGCAGGACAAGGTACTGAGAATCTCGATTCAGGAGGTTCATCATTACCTTTTATTAAAATCCTACAGGACTTGAGTCCTCAACTAAAAGCTCAAAAAGATGAATACATCGAGGGCTCTAAAGCAGGTGACTTGATGTTTGCAAAAACACAAGACATCGTAGATCAGCCAGCAAGAATCATTCCTTGCTATACCAAGTCCATCTACACAGAATGGATTCCACGAGCACGTGGTGGTGGCTTTGTAGGTAATCACGGACTAAACGTAGTTAGTAATCCTAACTATGAAAAAGGTCGTGAAAGACAATACGACGAATGGCTTGGCGAGAACGAGCTTAAGTTCACTACATACTGGTTTGTTCTACTAGAACTAAACGGTAAGTGGGAACAAGCAGTTATCCCATTCACTTCATCTCAGCTACGCGTATCACGTAAGCTAACTGGTGACATTAACAAATTCCGTTACAGCGGAATGGATGTTACACCACCATTATTCGCACAGTCTTGGGAACTTTCAGCAGTTCTAGAGACAAGCAAGAATGGCGATGATTACTATAACTTCAACTTCGCAGAACCGAAAGTCTTAGACTTTGAGGCTGATGAATCGTTGTTGTCTATGGCATCAGACACATTCAAAAGTGCCTCTGATACACCTTTGTTACAGACAAGCGATGAGCCTACTCTGTTAACAACAGAACAACCGTTCTAAACCATATCTACTTGCCTCCCATCAATTGTGGTGGGAGGCTTTTTTATCTTTATGATTCCAATAGCAGACTTAGCATTTAGATTCCACGACCTCTTTGTATGTAACAGAGAAGTCTACGGACAAACAACACTTACTGGCAAGACCAGAGACCGTGATGGCAAAACAGATTCACGTAGCACTCTTGTAAAATCTCAGCTTACTACTGATGTGTGGGAAGACCACCTCAAAGGTAATAAGCTAATTGGCTGTACCCCCTTAATAAACCAAGATCAGGTTATGTGGGGTGCTCTTGACGTAGACGTATACCAAGACTCAAACACAATTGAAGACATACTTAAGTTAGTTCATAGCAACAAACTACCGTTTGTAGTATGTCGGTCAAAGTCAGGTGGTGCACACGTGTACATGTTCTTTTCAGAACCTATATCTGCAGCAACAGTTATAGACAAACTTAAATCATTCTCTGCTTTCTTTGGACAAGGTGCTTGTGAAATTTATCCTAAGCAACCTAAAATCGGTGACAGAAAAGACAACAGCAAATATGGAAACTGGATAAACATGCCATACAGCGGCAATCCTACATTGCAGTATGCTTTTGATAACAAAGGCAAAGCTTTAAACCCTGAAGAATTTATATCGTTAGCTAACACAAACAAAGTATCAATAGAAGCATTTAAAAACTTAAAAGTACCAGAAATAGAAAACGAACTATTACCTGAAGGTCCTCCATGTCTTAATTATATATTTCAGAATCGTACTCAACATTCGGAGTCACGTAATATAACTCTTTCAAATGTTGCGGTGTATTTAAAGAAGGCCAATCCAACGGAATGGAAACAACTATTACATAAATATAATAGGAAATTCCAAGAACCCCTAGAAGATAGAGAAGTAGAGTCAATCGTAAATTCATATTCCAAAAAAGACTACAAGTATCAATGTGCAAGTCAACCTCTATGCAAGTATTGTGACGCAAAACTTTGCGGTCAACGTAAGTTTGGTATCGGACAAGAAGAGTTCTTACCAAACAATCGCTCACTTATACAGCTTAAATCTGACCCACCGTTGTGGTTTTTGACTCTAGATGATGCAGAAATACAACTTACTACTGAGCAGTTTGACAACTTTAATATGTTCAATCAACGTGTTATGGAACGACTGCTATTTAAGTTCCCACCAATCAAACAAGAAGATTGGGTTAAACAACAAAACTTATTGCTTAAAAATTGTACACAAGTAGACATACCGTTCGAGATGACACCTACAGGTCAACTTGTAGAGTATGTGTCTATGTTCTGTGCAAATGCTAGTGACAACCCTAACAACATTAAATTAGGCCCTGTTAAGTTACATGGTTGTTTTTACTTTCGTATGGTTGACCTTAAAGATTACCTAGCGCAACAAAGATTTAAAGAATTACCTGACAATAAAATATTGTCAGTCATTAAACAAATAATAAATGCAGATGCTGTTACACATACAATCAAAGAACCAGTCAAACTTAATGTAAGATGTTGGCGTATACGTGAAGAAGCTCTGCAAATTGACCCATCAATTCCACTACCAAATTTAAACAATGACAATCCCTATTGATTTTATTCTACTACTAGCAATGGTTGAATCTCTTAGTAATCCATTAGCTGTTGGTCGTGACGGTGAACTAGGTGTGTTACAAATGACGCCAGCTTATGTACAAGATGCTTCAGAGTATGCTAATAAAAATTGGACACATACAGACGCTATTGACGAACTAACTAGTATTAAGATATTTCGTGCGTATATGGCACGTTATGCTACTAAAGAACGTTTAGGTAGAGAGCCTACGTTAGAAGATGTAGCTCGTATACACAACGGTGGCCCTAACGGCTATCTTAAAAAATCAACACTATTATATTGGAACAAAGTACAATGGCTAATGAAACAACAATCTATGTAGCAAGCGCTGGCACAGGTAAGACTACTACATTAATGGACTTACTTACAAACTGTTTAGAAAAAACAAACCCTAAAAAGATTTGTTTTACAACCTTTACTAAAGCTGGTGCTCAAGAAGCTATTGATAGAGCTTTAATAAAAAACCCTAATTACGTGCTATCAGACTTTGAAGGTTTTAGTACGCTACACGCTTTATGTTATAGACGTGTGCCACGTAAACAAATGTTAAACAACGAAGACTATAAACTATTATCAGAGTTAACTGGTTACAGCATAACAGGTAACACAGCTTATGATTCGTCTGGTATGATGTATTACAATAACACTGGCGACAGAGTATTATATTATAATAGTTTAGGTCGTAACTTAAAAATATCGTCTCAAGAAGTACTAAACTTACAAATTGGTGCTAAGATGACAGCTGACCAACTTGACGATTTTAATAAATTTTATATAGAATATAAACAACAGAAAAACAAATATGATTTTACTGATCAACTCGAACAATACCTTGCACAAAATATTCCACCAGATTTTGATTATGTATTTATTGATGAAGCTCAAGACCTTTCTCCCTTGCAGTGGGATGTTGTTGATTTTGTTAGTCAACGAGCTACCAAAATATTTATAGCAGGTGATGACAAACAATCAATATTTAAATTTGCTGGCGGTGACCCTAGCTCACTTATTCACAGAAAAGGTAAACGTATTGTATTAGATACATCTTACCGATTACCATCTACTATATTAAAATATGCAGAAAAAATTGCTTCACGAATCGAAGAAAAGCAAGACTATTCAGTTGAGTCGAAAAACAAAAATGGGCACGTTGAGCATGTCCATAGTCTTGGCGAAATAGATATGTCAGAAGGCACTTGGTTCTTGCTCTGCAGAAACAAGTCTTTACTGCCTATCTTTGAACACGAGTTAATGCGCAAACGTCAGTTGTTTGTGTCTAGTAGTCCTAACTCATTGTTTAACGAAGAACAGATAAAGTTTATATTGTTATGGGAACAAATACGTCGTGGTTACAAATTTAAAGCAATAGATTTAAAAAAGCTATACCACAATTATCTACCTACTGGTTCTGTAGTTAAACGTGGTTTTAAGAAACAACTAGACCTTATGCCTGATGACGAAATGTTTGGTAAAGAAGAGTTAATAGACAACTTTGGATTAGTATCAACAGCTAAATGGGATACAATATTTAGACTACCAGAATTTACAAAAGAAGTATTGCTACACGCAGAGTCACAAAACAAGCTTGACAAATCTACAAACATTGAGATAAACACTATCCATGCAACAAAAGGTAGAGAGGCTGACAATGTAGTTATTCTACCTGACATGTCTGGCATAACATACAAAGGTATGCTTAAAGACGAAGACAATGAACATCGTGTGTTTTATGTAGCTGCTACTAGAGCTAAACAAAAACTATATATACACACACCAGTAACAACACAATTTTATAAACTACCAAGATGATATACAAAACAAATCCACTACAACACCAAACAGATGCAGTGATGCGGTTTTATAATAAATCGTATGGTGCTTTGTTCTGTGAAATGGGTACAGGTAAAACTAAAATAGTCTTAGATATATTACAAAACCCTAATCGTACAGAACACACACAGTTTGACGCTGTTGTTGTAGCACCTAATGGTTTACACCATAACTGGGCTCTTAATGAGATACCTAAACATATGGACAATGTAGAAGTGTACTGTTGGAAAGGTACAATTAAAAGCAAACGTGCTAAACAAGACTTTACTAGATTCTGTAAACACACAGGTAATCGTATATTCTTAATAAACATAGAAGCGTTACGCACAAAACCTGGCTACACTACTACAGAACAATTTACAAAAACTTTTAAACACAACTCACACTTTATAGTTGATGAGTCTACTTGTATCAAAAACCCTAGAGCGATACAAACAAAGAATGTGTTAAAATTGTCTGCTATTGCACTGCGTAAATGGGTCCTTAATGGTACTCCTATAACACAATCTCCTTTGGACTTGTTTACGCAGTGTAAATTTTTAAATAAAAATGCTATACCGTACAATACGTACACAGCATTTAAACATCAGTTTGCTATAGAACAAACTATGAACATGGGATCTAGGTCGTTTCGTAAAGTTGTCGGTTATCAAAACTTAGAACAACTTACAAAAATATTAGAACCTTTTACATTACGCATTGAGAAAAAAGATTGTCTAGATTTACCAGACAAAACATTTGTAAAAGTAATAGTGCCTATGACACCAGAACAAGAACGTATATATCAATCTATGAAAAAAGATTGTATTGCGTTACTAGATAGTGGCGACCTTGTTACTACTACATTAGCTCTTACAAGAATTATAAAGCTACACCAGATACTGACTGGTTTTGTTACTACAGATGATAAGACAGAACACGCTATTGACAACAACAGAATAGCTGCACTTCTGCAAATAGCAGAGACCACACAGCCTTTAGTTGTGTTCTGCGCTTATAGACACAATGTAACAAGCGTACGTGAGGCACTAGAGGACAAATTCCCTAGTGCCAATATCGTAGAGTACACAGGCTCTATATCGGACAAAGTTCGTAATGATGGTGTAGCACAATTTCAAGAAGGAAAAGCTGATTTTTTTATTGCAACATCAGCTGCCGCTAAAGGCTTGACACTTCACCGAGCGTCAACTATGGTTTACTTCTCAAACAACTACAGCTTAGAAACTAGATTACAAAGTCAAGATAGAATACATAGAATTGGTCAAAACAACAAATGTACATACATTGACTTAGTAGTGCCTAATACTGTAGATGAACAAATATTAAAACGTTTAAAAGAAAAAAAAGAATTATCTAGTATGGTATTAGATGATTTAATTGAAATTATAAAATAACATGAATAACTACACGACTATCGAAATCTTAGAAAAAGGATTAACTTCAATGACTAAAGCATGTGACGCTTTAATGGATCAAAATAAACAACTTGTGCTAGACATTAAAGAAATGAAAGAAATGGTTAAGCACGTCAAAGAAAAATTTAACACTAATGACTAAAAAAGACAAAGTTAAAAAGTATGTAGAAGAATTTCCTACACATGGTAACAGGACACTTGCTAAACTTATAGTGTCTAAACACCCAACCCTATTTCCCACCCTTGACGCTGCACGTTCGTGTGTGCGTAATATTCGAGGTAATCACGGTAATAGACAACGAACACAAGCAGATTCTAAACTTATGAAAAAAAATGGTAAAGCAGGAGAATACAAGATACCTAAATCACTTAACAAAAAGAAGTCGGTTGTTCGCATTCCAGACGGAACAACTCTCATTTTATCTGACGTACATATTCCATATCACGATGTTGATAGTTTGGAGTGCGCTCTTTCTCATATTGACAATCCTACTAATGTTTATCTTAATGGCGACTGCGTCGATTTCTTCGCTGTAAGCCGTTGGGACAAAGATCCTGATGCTAGAGACCTAGCTGGTGAGTTACAAGCTTCTAGGCAGTTTCTAATGCATTTACGAGAGCGTTTCCCAGATGCCAACATATACTTTAAGATTGGCAACCACGAGGAACGTTGGGAAACATACTTATGGAGAAAAGCACCTGAAATATGTGGTGTTCCAGATTTTAAATTATCCAAGCTACTAAGATTCGAAGAACTAGGAATCGAAGAAATAGGAGGCCGTCAGCTTGCTAGGGCTGGGGGTCTTTGGATTTTGCACGGTCATGAGTTTCCAGGGGCATTCGACCCAGTTAACTTTGCTCGTACCTTACAGGTTAAAACAGGTGTCTGTTCCATTGGCGGACACAAGCACAAAACCAGTCAACATTCCGTCAGGAACATGGATAACAACACCGTCTCCTGCTGGAGTGTCGGTTGTCTCTGTGATCTCGACCCTGACTATATGCCTGTGAATCAGTGGAACCGAGGGTTCGCTGTCGTCACTCACTCTGGCAAAAAATTCAGCGTGGATAACTACAGGATCGTTGATGGAGAAGCCCACCGTTAATTGTGACCGTACGTATAGTTTGGTTTAGAATAATTACCTTCAGTCTTACTATCTAAATCAGTCTGTGATGTAAAGTCACTTATGCTATATACTACAATATCAGCTAACAATATATCTTCGTTAGGTGTCACATTAGTTATTGTACCATTAAGTACATCTTCTGCTTGACGTCTAAAAGACATTGATAAAAATCTATTTGGTACTGCACCAGCTCCTGTTTTATCTAAACCACCAAACAATGATCCAAATGATACAGTAGCTTTAGTCCATTTACCACCAACTATTGGCTCAGACGCTGTACCTGTATGAGTTTCAGATGATGAACCAATATGCCAGTACTTGCCAACAGCAGCATGTCCTTCTGGTACAAAGTATTTAAATACTACTTCACCATTTATTGCTTCTTCGTATTTATCTAACGATATTGCTGTAAGTATTTTAGCTGCATCATTACCACCTGATCCAGAAACACCACGAATAGCTGCCATTGAGCTTGGTATAGAACCATTACCGTAATAAGCAGCCATATTAGATTCAATGTACGGTCTAATAGAACTTGTGTCTTTATTAAAAACTATAAGTTCGTGTACCTTACCATCTATATATGAACCACTACTACCATGTGCACCAATAGATGCATTTGTAC